CGGCGCCGCCGGCCTCGTCGCCTCCGCCGATATCGGCATGTGGCGCGTGCCTCAGGACATGCTGTCGCTGGTCCACCACAACGAACTGATCATGCCGGCGGCCGAGGCGGGCGCCTTTCGCAACATGCTGAGCGATGGCCAGGCCGGCGGAAGACCGGCGAGGGGGGGACGTTCACATCCACCCGACCATGACCTTCCATTCCCGGTCGATGGACGCGGCGGGCGCATTCCAGTCGCTCCGCGACAATGCGCCGGCGATGACCAGGGCGATGGACGAAGCCGTCCGGCATGGCGCCCATCTCGGGCTGCGCCGGCTGGCTGGAGGGTGATCCGGCATGACCCATCCTCCGACATTCCCGAGCCCGCCGGTAGGCTGGAGCGTTCACAAGAAACCGACGTTCAGCACGCTTGTCGCCGGCGCGGCGTCCGGCCGGGAGATACGGGCGGCGTTGTATCAATATCCGCTTTGGGAATTCGAGCTGACATTCGAAGGCCTCGCGGCCGATTCAAGCCATCCCGGACTCGGCGCGCAATCGCTGCAAAGCCTGATGGGGTTCTTCCTGCAATGCCGTGGCCAGTTTGGCCAGTTTCTCTATGTCGACCCGAGCGACAATAGCGCGACCCTCCAGTCTGTCGGAAGGGGCGACGGTTCGACGCGGAGCTTCATCATGCCGCGCACGCTGGGCGGCTTCGCCGAGCCCGTCGGCTGGGTGACGTCGATTGCCGGCATCTACCTGAACGGCGTCAGCCAGGCCTCGGGCTGGTCGCTGTCGCCGCCAAATGCGCTCGTATTCGCCTCGGCGCCGGGCCCGGGAACCGAGATTACCGCGACCTTCACCTACGCTTTCGTCTGCCGCTTTCTCGAGGATGTCCAGGATTTCGAGGAATTCATGCAAAACCTCTGGGCTCTGCAAAGCCTGAAATTCCGATCATTGCGGACGTCCTGATGAAAAAGGTCACGCCCGCGCTGCTGAACTTTCTCAACGCGGCGATCGCCGCGCCCGATTCTCCCATCGCGATGGCCGATTGTTTCACCTTCGCGCTGGCGTCCGGAAATCTATCCTCGGGACTGTCCCTTCATTACACCAACGCAGATCAACCGATCGTCCACAACGGCGTCACGTTTCTCGCCAACGGCCCACTCGTCCAGGGGCTCAAATACCGTTGTTCGGCCGGCCTCGAAGTCGACAAACAGCAGATCAAGATTGCCGCGCGGCCGACCGATCTCGTCAATGGCGCGATGTTCCTCAACGCTTTGCGCGACGGCGCCTTCGATGGCTGCATCATCCAGCGCGACCGCGTCTTCATGAGCGCGCCGGGACAAGAGGTTATCGGCGGCGTCACTCTTTTTCATGGACGCATCTCGACCATCGATCAGGTCGGCCGCACCAGCGCGAAGCTGACGATCGCGTCCGATCTTATCCTGCTCAACATGGATATGCCCAGGAATCTCTATTCGCCGACCTGCCTGCATACGCTCTACGATTCCGGTTGCACGCTCGATCGCGCAAACTTCGCGGCCTCAGGTTCCGTCGGCGTGGGCTCGTTACCCGCGCTGATCAACTTTACCGGCGCACTGGCGACGCATACACAAGGCTCGATTCTCTTCACGACGGGCGCCAACGCGGATGTCCGCGCCACCGTCAAGAGCGTCATTCCCGGCGCATCGTTGACGCTGTCCTATCCACTACCCGCCGCGCCGACTCCGGGCGACGGCTTCACCGTCTACCAGGGCTGCGACCACACCGCGCCGACATGCAGGGCGCAGTTCAACAATCTCGGCAATTTCCGCGGCTTCCCCTACGTCCCCCCGCCGCAGACCGCTTATTGAGGAATGACGCAATGGTCCTGTCCGCCGGATGTGTCGACGCGACGCGAAGCGCTCGCGCGGAGATTGTCGCTGAGGCGCGCTCGTGGATCGGAACGCCGTATCATGTCTGCGCCGACCTGAAGGGGATCGGCTGCGATTGCGCGATGCTGCTGGTGCGCGTGTTCTGCGACCTCGGCCTCGTCGCGCCCTTCGATCCCCGGCCCTATTCCTCGGACTGGCACCTGCATCGCTCCGACGAGAAATATCTCGATCAGCTCCTTGCGCATGCTCATATCGTCGCAACGCCAGAGCCGGGCGATGTGGTTCTTTTCCGCGTCGGCCGTTGTTTCAGTCACGGCGCGATCGTCTCGATAGCTTCGCCGCTGACCATCGTGCACGCCTTCCGACCCGCCGGCTGCGTCATGGAAGAGGAGGTCTCGCACAATGCCGCGGTCGCCAAACGCCTCGGCGACGCAAAGATCGCCTCATATTTCGCAGGCGACGCGCAGCGTTCGCCTGTTCTGGCATAGGCGAATCCAATGGGCTGGTTCAAAACCAAATCGTCAGCGCAGACGACGCCGGACTATGCCGGCCTGCAACTTCAGACCGCCGTCAATACACTGCCGGTGCCGATTGTCTGGGGCATGTCCAAGATCGCGCCCAATGTGATCTGGTACAGCAATTTTCAAACCAAAAATGGCAGGTCTGGCTCGCACGGCAAGGGCTTCGCCCACACCGCTTCAGCCGAGGTCACCTATTCCGCCGATCTGATCCTCGCGCTATCGGAAGGTCCGATCGAGGGAATCAATCGGATCTGGAAAAACCAATCCACCTACACGATGGATGGCCTCGGCCTCAGTTTTTTCCGGGGTACGACGCCGCAGACGGTATGGGGCTATCTGGCTTCATCCGCTCCCGCCCAGGCGCTCGCCTATCAGGGAACCGCTTATGTATGCGCGGCGTCGTATGCTTTGGGAGATCAGGCTGACATTTCTAATCACAATTTTGAAGTACAGGGCGTCGCCTATGCCAGCGGAATCAACGGCGTCGACGCCGATCCCGCGTATTGCATCCATGATTTCCTGACCAACGCCCAATACGGGATCGGGTTCAATCCCGCCTCGATCGACCTTTCGACATTGTTCGGCGCCTCTGGCGATTCGTCGCTGCAGACTTATTGCCGCGCGATGGGCATCTGCTTCAGCCCGGCGCTAACCGATCAGGAGCAAGCGTCGAGCATTCTGGCGCGCTGGCTGCAAATCTGCAATTGCGCGGCGGTGTGGAGCGGCGGTCAGCTCAGGTTCATCCCCTATGCCGATGCTGGCGCCGCCGGATACGGCTTTACATTTGTCGCCGATGTCGAGGCTATCTATTCTCTCGACGACGACGACTTCGTTCCCTCCAAAGGCGACGATCCCCTGATCGTTTCGCGGCTTGACCCGTTTTCACTGCCAACGATCCAGCGCGTAGAAGTCATGGATCGGGCCAACGAATATGGCCTCACGCCCGTCGAGGCGCGCGATCAATCGCAAATCGAGCTCTATGGCCCGCTTCTGGGCTCCACCATCACCGCGCACGAAATCTGCGACGTCACCGTCGTCGCGCCGATCGTCGCGCAAACGATCCTCCAGCGCGGCCTCTATATCCGTGCGCATTTCAGCTTCAAATTGTCCTGGCTTTTTTGCCTGCTCGATCCGATGGATCTCGTCGAAGTGTCGGACGCCAATCTCGGCCTCGCCGCGACGCCGGTGCGCATCACCGCCATTGAAGAAGACGAAAAAGGCGTCCTGACCTTCACCGCCGAGGAGTTCGTGACCGACGTTTCGACGCCGGTCCTCTATCCCACTGCCAGCGCGGCCAGCAACGCTCCGAACTTCAACGCCCCGCCCGGCGACGTGAACGCCCCGATATTCTACGAACCGCCTGACCAGCTTTCGAGAGGGCTTTGGGTTGTTTTCGGCCTGTCCGGCAAAGACACGGCCAATTGGGGCGGCTGCGTCGTCTGGGTAAGTTCGGACGAGGGCGGCCCATATTCCTCGCTTGGTCAGGTGACTGGAGCGACGCGGATGGGCGTCCTCGCCGCGCCCTTGGCCAGCGTCGCCGCCTCGCCGAGCGGCGCCGCGATCGACGCCGCTAACGTGCTGAAGGTCGATTTGAGTGAGAGCCATGGCGCGCTCGCCGGCGGTTCGGCCGCCGATCTCGCCGCCTTCAATACCGCTCTCGTCGTCGACCAGGAGATTATCGCCTATCAGTCCGCCACGCTGACGGGCGCGAACAGATATAGCCTGACGACGCTTTCGCGCGGCGGCTATGATACGTCGATCGTCGATCACGCGGCGGGCGCGCCGGTCATGCGCCTCGACGGGACCTCTTTCGCCTGGAACTACACTTCGGATCGCATCGGTTCAACGCTCTATTTCAAATTCACGTCGTTTAACACGCGCGGCGTCGCCGCGCAGGACCTCGCCGACGTCGGCGCCTACGCCTACACGATCACCGGCGCGGCGCTGTCTTCGCCGCTGCCTGATGTTTCTGGCATCTATTCGAACTTCGTCGACGGCTTCCAATATGT